GGAGGTGATAAGTTAGCAACCGCGTATCAAGAAATGATGAGTCACTTTGGAGTAGAGATTTCATCGCACAAATCACATGTATCGAAAGATACGTATGAATTTGCAAAACGATGGTTTCACTCTGGAAAGGAATACTCCGGAATACAGGTATCTGCTTTCATGGAAACATGGAGCAACTATACTCTGTTATACGGAACTATTCGCCAGTACTTTGAAAGAGGATTTATACCTTATAAATTCACTTCAATTGCTGAGTTAGTATATTCTTTACTTCTTTCTTTGGGTGTATACCATAGACTTGCTATGAATATCTACCGAAAAGTAGAAGTGCTTAATGCCTTTTATCGATGGATCCATAAAGGAGATCAGTCTTTAATAAGAAGTATCTTAGTAAATTCCTATCCCAATGAAGCACCTATTCCTGATGTTGGGCAGCAGTTAGAATATTACTTACGAGTAAGATTCGACTACGCCTATCAGAAAATGTACATCAAGCTTCAAAATGAGGTTGAATCATATTTAACTTTCATTGAAAGCAAGTTGATCGACCATTTTTCTATTTGGTGGCCTAACTCAGATGGTGATGATATAGCCGAAGTAGACCATGATTACCTCGGACCAGGTGACATTGCTAATTTGCCAGTCAGCCTCTCACTTCGTAAAGTGTTTAGCGATCTGTGCGAAAACCCAATTTTATCTGATCCTGGGGAGGACTATAAAGAGGCTATCAAGACTCTTTGTATCCCCTCTCCTTCGTCAGTTGGAGGAATCCGACATGATGACATGGTGAAACTAGTTACTTCAAGAATGTCCTCGAAATTATTGGAAGTTCATAGAACTACCTTTAAAGACGGGTCACTCACTGGAGTAATCAATGAAGCACGATGGTTTGATGAGCATGTGAATAGCTAGGAGGTTTGTACCCTGTAGTCAGGAATGACAACGGGAGAAACCAGCTGTTATTACACAGTGTCAACCATTTCCAGTGTGCTTATAGTGATGAACTATAAGAAAATCAAGAGTCGGGTTAAAATCCCTCATGCTTGATACTAGCACTGAAGAAT